AAACGATACAATCCCAAAAGGTATATTTCAAACTGATTTCTTTTTAAGCATTGTTAAGATGTTTAACCTTTACGTCTATGAGAATAAGTTTAACGACAAAGAACTGGTTATTAGTCCGTATGTGGACTTCTATCCTCTTACATCAGCTACGGCAGAAGATTGGACTAACAAAGTAGATAGGGCAAAGCCTATAAGCATTAAGCCAATGAGTGAAATTAACGCTCGTTACTATAACTACAAGTTCAAGGCTGATAATGATTTCTATGGGGAAAACTACCGCAAGAAATACACCGAAGGCTATGGAGATTTTATTTACGATACTGAGTTTGACTTTGTAAAAGAAACCGACACCTTAGAAGTTATATTTGCTGCATCTGTATTGTTTCAGCAAACAGGACAAGACAAAGTATTTCCTGCAATATATAAGAAGTCAAACACGAATAGTGCAGAGGATAGAATGGATAGTATCATTCGTATAATGCAAACAAAGAAGATTACGGGTGTAGCAAGTTGGAATATTATGAACACAACTACTAACTTGGCTACTTATACAAGCTATGGTTATGCAGGACACTTAGATGACCCTATTAACCCTACTAATGACATAAACTTTGGCGCACCTAAAGAACTACAATTTAATCCTAATAGCTACCCAAGCACAAACGTATTTAATGCCTTTCATAGTCCTTACATTGCGGAGATAACAAGCAAGGATAGTAAGCTATTAACCTGCTTTGGTTTACTGGATATTATAGACATTTTTAACTTAGATTTTAGTAAATATGTATTTATAGACGGGGTATTGTTTAGGCTTAACAAAGTCGAGAACTTTAACCCAATGGAATACAACACTACTAAATTATCATTCCTTAAAGTAATAGAAACTTCATACTAATGGCACAAGAGAACGTAGGTATAAATATAACAGTCGGCGGTAACCAAGACCAAGCTTTAGGCTCACTAAAGGCGCAGCTTAGAGAAGCAACGGCAGAGGTAACTAAACTATCCGAGCAGTTCGGAGCAAGTAGCAAGGAAGCCGTAAACGCAGCAAAGAGGGCAGCAGAACTTAAAGACCAAATCGGAGATGCAAAGAGTTTAATTGATGCCTTCAATCCAGATGCTAAGTTCAAAGCATTAACTGCTTCGCTTAGTGGTGTAGCCGGTGGCTTTAGTGCTTTACAAGGAGCAACTGCTTTATTTGGTAAGGAGAACGAGGACTTGCAGAAAACTTTACTTAAAGTAAATTCTGCTATGGCTTTATCTCAAGGCTTACAAGCAGTAGGGGAAAGCATAGATAGTTTTAAGCAATTAGGTACAGTTATTAAAACGCAGGTAGTAAGTGCATTCTCTACTTTAAGAGGGGCTTTAATCGCAACAGGTATTGGTGCTTTGGCAATCGGCATTGGTTTAGTAGCTGCTAACTTTGACAAAGTAAAAAAGGCAGTTTTAAATTTAGTGCCAGGACTTGCACAAGTTGGAACTTTCTTTAGCAATATTATTACAAAAGTTACGGACTTTGTAGGTGTTACATCACAAGCAGAACGTGCTTTATCTTCTTTAGAGAAAACAACCAAGCGTGGTAACGAAGGTATTGAAGCAAGAATTAAAGTGCTTACTGCACAAGGTGGAAAGGAGAAGGAGATATACGAATTATCTAAACAACAAGGCGAAGCAGAACTTAACTTTTTAAGGGAAAAACTAAAAACTAAAGAAGGGCTAACTGATGAGGAACTTAAGAAGTTTAGAGGTTTAAAAACAGAACAAGCCGTTTTAGATGCCCAGGAACAAAAGCGTATTAATGACGGATTGAAAGATGCTGCTAAAGCTTCTGACGATGCTAATAAAGAAGCTGCTGCAAAACGTAAAGCAGAAGCCGATAAGAAATTAGCAGAAGATAAACAATTTTCTCAGGAATTATTAAAGAACCAACAAGATAGAAGGAAGCTATTACAACAAGACAACTTAGTAAGCCAAAAGCAAATTGCACAAGACGAAAAAGATGCAAAGGATAAAGCTAAAAAAGAACAAGAAGCGGTAGATAATGAAAGGATAGCAGGTCAAATGAAGGTTATGTCTACCACAACTAACTTTACTTTACAGGCTATTCAAACGCAACAAAATGCAGCAAATACCGAAAAGCAAATTGAAAAGCAAAAAACTGATGATAAACTAAAGGAACTTGAATTGCAAAAGCAAGGAGCAATGGCAGCCCTTGATGCAGTTGCAGGACTTATAGACCAAAATAGCGTTGCAGGTAAAGCTATCGCAGTTGCTAAAGCAGTTATGTCTACTTATGAAGGTGCGACCAAAGCTTTAGGTGCTTATCCCCCACCATTCGGAGCTATTGCAGCAGCAGCCACAGTTGCAGCAGGATTGGTAAACGTTAAGAAGATTATCAGCACTAACATACCTTCTGCAAAGGGAACGGGTAATGTAGGCGGTGGAGCAACTGCACCAAGTATAAGTTCGGCAGCACCAATAACACCACCACAACCACAAGCAGCTACTACAAACCTAAGTAACCAAACTATTAACGCAATAGGCAACCAAGCCGTAAGGGCTTACGTTGTTGAGAACGATGTAACAAGTAACCAACAAAGGATTGCAGCTATTCAGCAAAGAGCCAGATTTGGTTAAATGATAATAATTTAAAATCATTAATATTTAAGAATATGGACTTACCTGTTTATTTATTAGACATTAGCGAGGATATGAATGACGATGCCGAGGTGGATTATGTGGCACTCGTAGACAGACCTGCTATTCAAAAGAATTGGAATGCCTTTAAAAACCAACAACGATTTGAAGTGGTTAGCGAAGATAAGCGTATTATTTCTGGACCTCTTATGCTTGCTGATGTACCTATTTTTCGCAGTGATGCTACTTACGGCGATTATTATGTGGTCTTTAGTAAAGATACTATTTTTAAAATTGCACAAAAGTTTTTCAAAAGAGGCTATCAGTCAAACGTAAACTTAATGCACTCTCCTGACCAACAAGTAGAAGGTGTTACTATGTTTGAAAGCTTTATTACCGATGCAAGCAGAGGCATATTACCGATGAAAGGATTTGAAGATGCACCTGATGGCTCGTGGTTTGGCTCGTTCAAAGTAGATAACGAAGGCGTTTGGAACGATGTAAAAGAGGGTAAATTTAAAGGCTTTAGCGTAGAGGGGTTATTTACCTACAAGACAAAGCCGACTAAAGAACAAGAACTTATGAATGCAATAAAGGAAATATTGCAACGGGTTAAATGATAAACAAAATCTTTTATTAATATTTAAACAAAAAGAATGATGAACGCAAAAGATGCAATTATGCAAATTAGGGCTTTGTTCGAAGATATGCCACCAGTAGAAGCACCTGCTCCTGCTGAAGCACCTATCGAGGAAGTACCTGTTACATTCGCAGAATATAGCCTTATGGATGGTACAAAGGTTATGATTAGCGAATTAGCTATTGGCGGTGTAGTTACTTTAGCTGACGGCACACCTGCTCCAACTGGCGAACACCAATTAGCAGACGGAACTCAAATCGAGTTAGACGAAAACGCTAAGATTATTTCTATCGAAACTCCAGAAGTAGAAGCAGAAATCGCTGATGAAACTCCTGCTGAAATGGGTAAAAAGATGGATGAGAAAATGGCAGACGAAATCGCTGCTTTAGTTAGCGAAAACCAAGCTCTTAAAACACAAGTAGCACAATTAGAGACAAAAGTTAAGAATGGCTTTAGTCAAGTAGCTGAATTAATAGAAGCACTTACTAAGACACCTAACGCTGAACCTATTGCGCAGCCAAAAAACAACTTCGGTTCTAACGTAACAACTCACTCAATGAAGTACGATAGAATTGAGAAATTTAGAAACGCTTTATTAAACAAATAAAAATAAAATAAAATGGGATTTGATGTATCTGCATTAGCAAACTATACAAAAGAAAACGAAGCATTACTTGTTACTTCTTCTGTATTAGGCTCAAAAACTGCTTCTCTTATTAAGAGCGCAGGAAACGTTATGGTTGGCGTAAAGTCAAGCGAGAAAATCAACATTATGCAAACTGATGCTATCTTCCAAGATGGTGCTGCTTGTGGTTTTAACGCTTCTGGCTCTACAACTTTCACTCAAAGAACTGTAACTCCAGGTAAAATTAAAGTAAACGAAGCTCTTTGTCCTAAAGACCTTGAAGCTAAGTATTTACAAAAAGCTTTACCTACAGGTTCTTATTATGACTCTATTCCTTTTGAGCAAGAATATAGCGAAAAGAAAGCTAAAACTATTGCTGCTCAATTAGAAACTTCTTTATGGCAAGGAGACACTACAAGTGTAAATGTAAACTTAAACAAGTTCGATGGTCTTGTTAAGTTAATCGGTGCTGCTTCAGGTGTTGTTGCTGCAAACGCTTCTACTTATATTTCAGGTGCGCCTTTATCTACTATTACTGCTGCTAACGTAATCTCTATCTTTGATGGTGTTTACCAAGCAATACCTGCACAAGTTGTAGCTGCTGACGATATGACTATTTTCTGCGGTCAAGATTTATTCCGTACTTACACTGTTGCTCTTAAGAATAGTGCTTCTTTCAATTACCAAATTGATGTAAAAGCTGATAGCGAATTTGTATTACCAGGTACTACAATTAAAGTTATTGCAGTTGCAGGTCTTAACGGAAGCAACAAGGTTTACGCTATGCGTTTAAGCAATATGTTCTTAGGAACTGACTTATTGAACGAAGAAGAGAAGTTTGAAATCTTCTATGCTAAAGAAGCTGACCAAGTACGTTTTGTATCTCAGTTTAAGATGGGTGTAAACATTGCTTTCCCTGACGAAGTAGTGAAGTTTATCCTTGCATAATTTATAGGGGGATTGAAATATATCCCCCATTTTTTCAAACTAATTAATTTAAACAATATGCCTTGCGCTTTAACTCAAAATTATACCTTAGATTGTAAAGACAGTTTAGGTGGTATTACTGAGGTTTATTTTATAGCAGAAGCAGACGTTACTTCTACAACAGAAGCGAGTGGTGTAATTACCGCTTTAACAAAAGCTACAGGTAAGAGGTTCTTTAAGTACGAACTTGTAAAAGGCACTTCTCAATTAGTTGAGAATGTTAATGCAAACGTACAAAACGGAACTATCTTTTATGCTCCGGAATTAACCATAGTATTAAATAAATTACAAGCGAACACAAGAAACGAAATCTTGTTGTTGGCTCAAAACACTTTAGTAGCAGTTGCCAAAGATAACAATGGCAAATATTGGTACTTAGGAAAAACAAGAGGCTTAGACCTTACCGCAGGAAGTGCAGGTACAGGTACGGCTGACGGAGACAGAAGCGGTTATACTCTTACCTTTACAGGTGCAGAGCCAGCCCTTGCTCCAGAAGTGAACTCAACTGTGGCAGGTCAATTAACTACCGCAGGTTCTTAGGTTGTTTTGGTTTTGTATATAGATGCCCTCGGACTTAATTGTTCGGGGGTTTTTTATTTTGCAAACAATCGCAATAGTTTATATTTATAGTTGTGATAAGATTAATAAAGGGGCAAACCCAAAATATAATACTTACCTTGACTGAGAAGCAGATTTTAACAAGTCCTAACTATCTATTTGTTTTTGAGAATAGAAGCACAAATACGGACATTAAATTTGTCAAGCTAAACAATACGGACATAAGTGCTTACAAGGAAAGGTACAATGAGTTTAGCATTGTAGTTAATAGCTACTTTAATACCTCTTTAAACGGGCAATACACTTACTCGGTTTACGAACAAGCAAGTCCTTCAAATACAAACCCTACTGGCTTAAACCTGCTTGAAACAGGCATTATGGAACTTGAAGGCACAACTATATCATTCACAGAATACGAAACAACAAGCACATTCACAATTAGACAATAATGGAAATACAAGTATTGACATTTGCGGAAGCAAAGCAACCGGAATATAAAGAGAAAAAAGGCGAAGGGTATATGCAGTATGGTCAGAATAATGACTATCCGCAGTACCTATTAGACCTATTTAACAAATCTGCAAAGCACAATGCTATCATTAGAGGCAAAGTGAATTACATTGTTGGAAATGGTTGGGCAGGAGAACAAGCGATTGTTCAAAAAGTAAATAGAGATGAGACCCTTAATGACCTAACTAAAAAGGTTGCTTTAGATTTAGAACTATTTGGCGGTGCTTATATCCAAGTTATTTGGTCTGTAATGGGCGGTCAAGTAGCGGAGTTGTGGCATTGTGATTATACAAAGATTAGAACAAACAAAGACAATACTCAGTTTTGGTATAAAGACGATTGGAAGCTTACACGCAACCAAGAAAAAGCCGAGATTTACAATGCGTTTAACCCTGCTAACCCACAAGGTGTGCAGATACTTTACGTTAAGGAGTATCGCCCAGGAATGAATGTTTATAGCCTTCCTGGTTATTTTGGTGCGCTTAACTACATCGAAAGTGATGTAGAAGTAAGTAAGCACGTTTTAGGTAATGCTCAAACAGGGTTTTCTGCAAGTAAACTTATTACTTTACCAAACGGAGAACCAAGCCCTGAAGAGAAGCGACTTGTAAGCAGACAATTCGACAATATGTATACGGGTGCAGACGGCAAGAAGTATTTACTTGCTTTTGTAAACGATTTAACCCGTAAGCCTATTGTAGATGATTTAGGTGCGAGTGATTTAACTAAAGAGGACTTTGGTAGAGTAGACGAGTTAATTCAAACTAACATATTTAGCGGACACCAAATTACAAGTCCTGACTTATTCGGTATTGCCGTTCCTGGTCAATTAGGAAATAGACAACAATTAAGAGATAGCTACGAGATATTTAACAATACCTATGTACGCTATAAACAAATGCAGATTGAGGGTGTATTTAATATGCTTGGACAATATGCAGGTGTAACCGAGGAGCTAAAGCTTCAACCGGTAGACCCTATTGGAATTGACTTTAGCGAAAACGTTATTTTACAAGTAGCACCTAAAGAGTGGATATTAGAGAAGTTAGGAATTGACCCTACACAATACGGAATAGTTGCAGAAACCGAGCAGCCAATGGCAGCAACTCCTTTAAGTGTGAACGAGCATATTAAAGGATTGAAAGGTAGGGAATGGCAAAATATGCAGCGTATTATTAGAGATTTTAACAAGGGCAAGATAACAAGAGAACAAGCAAGTTCTATGTTAAAAGGCGGTTATGCTTTAAGCGATGAGGAAGTTTCTACTTGGTTAGGTGCTGAAGATTTAGAATTTAACGAAACTGATTTTCAAGTTTTCTTTGAGTTTGGAGAAGATAGAAGTGCTTACGAAGTATTTAAAAGCAAATCAAGATTTAACGATGATGCGGACTTTGAAATGTTTGCAGATGTATCGCAGTTACAATCTAACATCTTGGACTTAATTGTTAAAGACAAGCGTATTACTCCAGAGGTAATTGCTGACACTTTAAAAGAAGATGTAGGTGCGGTTAAGCGTGTTATTGATTTATTAATTGAGAAGGGGTTTATTAAGACAAGCGAAGTAAAGCAAGGTAAGGGCATTGATAGTAACATAATTATCGAAAGGCAACTTACTGCTCCTATTGGGCAGATTGTTGAAGCTATAAAGCCACAAACTACTCAAATTTTAATTCGTTACTCATACGAGTGGAAACAAGGTTTTAACGATGGCGATTTAGATACAAGCAGACCTTTTTGCAAATACTTAGTAACCGCTAACAAATTTTATAGCCGTAGCGAGATTGAGCAAATGAGTGCAAGGCTTGGTTATTCTGTATGGGATAGACGAGGCGGTTGGTATACTAAGCCGGGAACAAACACACATTCTCCAAGTTGCAGACACGAGTGGAAGTCAAACATAGTTAAAAGAAAATAAGAAATGAGCTTAAACA